CTCCTGGGCAGCAATCAACTCAGGCATGCCTTGCTTCAACATCAGGAAAGTTTTTTCATCAATCCCAAACATATTGGCGTAACGAGCGCCAATGGCATGAGGCATATCAGAGAGCTTCTGAACTAGCTCAATCATGGCCTTCGTCTGATCCATTTTACCAGTATCTTTACCAGTCAACATGTTCATCAATCCGCGCAGGCCTGGGTTCATCCTGACGGCCCCAGACATGGATTCTAGGGCTTCCTGGGCTACGCCAGCAGCTAAGCCGATGCGACGAGACCCTGATTCCAGGGCCATGAGGTTATCTACTGAGGAACCAGTGCGTTTGGAGGCGTAGTAAAGCTTCTCCATGTTTGAGGCGAAGGAGGCGACCATGGCTTGAGCTGCAGCTGCAGCGCTTACAGCAGCAACAGCTAAGCCGCCAGCTCCTTTGGTAGCGGTACCGACACCGGAGGTGAATTTCTTAAGGCCGATCTGGTCAACTTGGAAACCAAGCGACACTAAGAACTGGCGCATTACTTCGGTATCAGCTGACATGTTTGCTCATCGCCTGGTTATGTTTAAATCTATTCTCAGCCTCTACATCGATTGCTTCGTTCATTAATGCTATGTCTGATAAATCAAGTGAGCCATCTCTGAGCTCACCGTACCGACACATCCCACGCAGAACTGGACGCATCAACCAATCTTCTTCACCAGCCATCTTTACTGGCTCATAGCCAATATCGCCACCACTATAGGCTGTTAATTCACGAGTAGGGCGCTGAAAAAATTTCCTAGGTTCTCCTTGATGACAGTAGCAGTTAATCTCATCATCACATCGATTTCCATTGGGTAGGTGAAGCCGCCGTTCATCACATACACCTTTTGCCAAGCTCCTGAGTCTTGACGCTGGCAGACACTCAGGCAGTTTGAGAGCACGTACTCAGAATCAACATCACTCATCTGAGCGACAGCTTCAGCCACTGGGCCCATCTCACTCAGCAAGGCAATGTCACCTGCTAAGCCAGCTGAATCGAGCTGCTTGACGGCAGCACCGGCAGCTGACCCGAAAGCTAAAAGAATTGGAGCCAAACGCCGAGCTACGTGGAACTGCTGGATGGCGTTAAGCTTACCCGTGCTAAACTTAGCGCCATTGATTTCAAGTTCCATAATTAACCTCCGTTACCTAGACCTGGTATCAATGATACCGGCGTGGAACATCCAGCTGTTCATGCCGCCATCTTTTGCATACTTCAAATCAGGAACACGAGCAAAAGCTACTTGCTGGCAGGTGATAGTGTCGCCAGTAGCAGTATTGATGATCGTGATCAAGTTTTGACCATGGGCTGAGCCGCTAGTGCGTTGAAAAGCCATCATAGCGCTAAGCAAGGCATTGACTGGCGACGTTTTCAAAACGTTTACTGTCACCACACCGCTCTTATCAGCGTGCAGCGAGTGCATGACTGTACCGTCAGCACCAACTGCCATGTTGTTGATTTCCTCAGTAGGAGAAACCGTGATGCCCTCTTCTGAGTTACCTGAGCCGCTGCCCAGTGAGAAGCTACCGCCTGGCCCCACGATGGCGGCATGTACGTCTAGGAATGAGTAAGTTGATGCCATGCTAAATTCTCCTTAATTAACGCGAGATGTTGATTGTTACGTCAACTGTATGAACAGCACCAGCTAACTTGGCAGCAACTTGGAAAGGTACTGACATTCGAGCTTCACGATCAGCCTGAGACTGAGACGAGACTGGTGGAGCATAAACATAGAAGCCCTTCGGCAAGAAGTCGCCTTGGCGAAGCTGGCCGAAGCCGCCAGTGTTCCAAACTCCAGGAGCAAGCAGACCGTTAGCTACGCCTTGGGAGCAGACTGCCTCAATGGTGGTGGTGATGATGTTGCTACCAGCGTCAGTCTGAGGAATCTTTGTTGGCGAGGTATATAGCAAATTGTAGATCGAAGTCATGATGGTCACAGCTAACCAGTCAGTGCCAGTGATCGTATCAATGAAGTCGCCACTTGCCACTTTGCCTTGCTCGGATGATCGAGGTGTTATTGTTATACGCCACAAACACATTGCAATTTTTAGCTTCTAAGGCATTGACCTGAGAGACGGTCAAATTCTCAGCTACAATGCCAGGCTCCTTCTTATACATGAGCGTGATCACCGTGGAGTTGCCATTGTAATTCACTGACAGAGCTCGACCAAGCAAGGAGCAGACTGAGTAAGCGCTATTGCTGCTGAACTGAGTAATCGTGCGGTTATAAACAAGCTGCTTCAGCAGGTAGGCGATATCAGTCGTGCTAACGCTTTAGATCCCCGCCAGCTTCTTGGGTCGACACACCGTAAAGATGCTTGTTGTCTGAGCCCTCAATATAAGCAGCAACTGCTAGATGGTCATTGTCAGAGGCTTGGGGGATCGTCAAGGCATACCAAGTTTGTCCGAACAAGCCATCGAACAGGACAGCAGCTTCAACAGCGGTCTCAGCATCAATGCCACCAACTGAGTAAGCACCAGACGAGGTTGAACGCATTGCTAGCATCAACGAGATGTCGGTTCCAGCTCCTGCCGTAGCAAACCCCACAGTTGATGGTTGGAGGCCTCCGGAAAGATTAGCACCCGAAACACTGATATGGCTGCTTGATTTTGCCAAGGTAATAGAGTTGCCAGCAGTTCCGGCCGCTGCGGCTGAGACGGTTGTAACCGTGCCAGTCGTTGAGTAGGTGCATGCCTCAAGATTGGTGTCAGATGAAGCCTGCAAGAAGAGCTGCAAATTAGCTGAGGTCATGGCTGCTGTTGGACCGACAACGACCTTGTTGCCGCTTCCTGCCACATTCACGAAGGTGATCGCCGTGCCGTTAACTGTCAAGGTGTCAGCTGCTACACCACCGTCAAGAGAACCATCTGAAGGTGTCAGCGTGATCTCAGTCGAGGTTTTGCTAAAGACGATCGCATTACCAGCTGTGCCGAATAACCGATAGGTGACTGTTGTCGCAATCCCGATAGTGTTATAGGTGCAGGCTGCGATACCCGCATCAGCTGAAGCTTCAGCAAAGGCTTGGAAGTTGGCAGCTGTATCAGCAGCTGTGGCTCCAATCAAAACTTGATTACCGACTGGGGTACCTGATACGAAGGTCACCGTGGTGCCGTTGATGTCTAAGGTGTCGCCCGGAGTAGTAGTGCCATCAAACGAAATTTCACCGAAGGCTTGCACCCCGTAAGATGGGTTGGTATCCAGTGTAACTGTGCCGCTAGCAAAAGCTCCAGCTCCTGTCGTGGCACTCTCAACTACGAAGTTAGAGCCGTTCCAAGAGCAATTACCGTGGGAACCTAAAGCGGCATCAATAACTGAGGCCACACCATTCAAATTGGTTTGCGCTGAGAAGTCCAGAGCTGTGAGATTTCGAGCAACCCCGTCGATTACAAAATCTACACCGCCGCTTGACACAGCAGTCCAGACTGCAATTGCTGCCTGAGCCGATGACAAGATGCCACCGCCAAGGAAACCAGCCGTAGCTGATTCAGCCCAACGGCCAATCTTGATTTGATCAGGTTGAGGCGATTGCCCAAACCAAAGAACTGCAGCTAAGTACTCAGGAGCCGTAGTTCCAAAGTCAGCTGCTACATCAGCTAGGGTAGAGTAAGTACGAATCCGCTCAGTCACATCAATCACGTCTGATGTACCAAGAACTAAAAGTGTTGACAGGTCCTGCGACTGGGCAGCTAATGGTGTCAAGACTACGTCAACATTGATGAGACGCGAAACAGGTAGGTTATTGCTGGCCATGAGGTGCCCCTTATTGCGTTACGTTAATAGAAATTTCTTGCTGTTCAGTGTATAAAATCCCATTGAACGACACCAAATTTAAAACTGGGTAAGTCCTTAAAATTAAGCGCCGCATTGTCATCGGCAGATCAATCCTATTCAACCACTTATCCTTGACTAAGGAAGGCACAGCTGTTGCTCTTCCAGTATCAACCAATCCCATGGCGTTTCGTTGAAACACTTCGCGATTCTGCTCAATCTGCAGACCATCACGAAGCAGGGCCATGTAGTAGCTGGCTCGTTGACCGTAAAATGAAAGCAAGATCCGAACTGTCTCATGCCGCTTCAAGTTAGTTGTCCCGTTGCCGCTTCTGTCATGCTCTTCTACCGCATAGGTGTCTGGATCCCATTCAGTTATCCCAAATGCAAACCAATCGGTCGCTGCAGCTGGAAGATCAGGAGGCTCCGGTTGCCAACGAGGTCTCACAAACTTACCTGGGATGCCAGTGAGCCCGACAAAAATCTGTTGCAGAAAGTCCTCAAAGTCCTGCCCCTCTAATGGAGCTGGACTTGCTGCAGGCAGTAAGAAGCCGCCGGTAGCTGAGGTGTTTGTCATTACCACTCCCTGCAAACAAAATCATCACCAGCCGTACCGATAACACTGACGGCAGCTGTCGTTACTGGGTACCCAGCTGGCGGGAAGGACTCGCCGGCAGCAAGCTTAATTGACCCGCTGTCAGCCGCTACTGAAGCCGAAGCATCTTCACCTAGCTCATTCAAATACATGACGTGAGGTACCTCGGTTTTGAATAAACCAACCTGAGCGGCTTTCGATTTAAGGCAAGCAGCTCTTGAGCCGATGAGTTAGTAATCGAGCCCGAGTGGTCAACCACTGTCTCCTGGCCAGCTGCAATCACTGTCGCTAGCAATCCTTGGCCATCAATCACTTGCAGTAACATTATCTTGCTCCAATCAAGCCAGACTGGCTGGCAGTTGAGTAATCAAATTTTCCGACGTAAGGAGCTGAGGCCAGCACCGCATTATCCATATTCTCCATCGACCCGATAATGGCTTGCATAAATCCTTGACCAAATTGAGGATAAGGGTCGAGCTGCTTAACTACGCAATCGCTGCCTAACCACACAACCACATCAGGTTGAAAACCAACGGCTGGGCCTCTCAACTTAAAGTTGGTTACCACCACAAAATTACGGCCCATTCGCTGGTCTTCTGGCAAACGCTCAAGGTCATTACGGCCGGCTGAGGTTACAACACCAATCACATCTGGGATGAGCTTGGTAGCTTGAACACTGCGCCCGTGGGCGTCAACTGACTCAAACCGGCGCTTTACAGTAAAGGAGCTTGCTAGCATCGGGTCAGTCACAACCTCAGTCATATCGATGAAGGCCATTTACTTATCCTCCTTCTTCTGATTTCTGACAACGTAAGTAATGCTGTTCCGAAGCTGGCCAGTATCAATCAATGGAATGTTTCCAGTCCGGCCTCGACGAGCCCGAGCAGCTAAGGTAGACTCTGCCAAGGCTGGGGCAACGCCAGCATTGATGGTATCCTTAACTGAGTTTGAGGCCACGATGCCAGCTGCGTGCAAGATTCGATCGATCTTTCCTTGGTCTCCATCCAAAGCAGCTTTACCGGCCTGTGCCATATATTTTACAAGTTTTGGCTCAGCTGCATGAATTCCAGGAACTAAAAAAGGGCGGGCCGGGATGTTAACCTCCGGAGCGCCATTCTCATGGATGTAGCCCAAGGCAGCGTTGGTGATAGGCCCTTCAGATTTCTCGCGATCAGCGTTCTCTTCAGGGATGCCGACAAGCACGTCATGAACCGGCAAAGCATTCAGAGCCTTAACGATGTCGTTAAAGTTGTCTTTGAGCAGTGTCAGGCCGGTTTTCATGTTCCAAAATTCGTAAAGCCAGGATTGCAATCTGGACCAGGCCAGGCACCGGCTGAGGATAAAGGAGGAACGCAGCCGTTGGCGCCAATCTGAACTGGGCCAGCTCCTGCCATCCGGGCAAGCTTAATGAACCGAGTTCCATAAATTGTCAGGTTCCAGTGGCCGGCATCAGCTTCTAGACCGGCATTGGTATCGTAGTTCGCACTGGCTTTATCAACGCTCTTTGCGCTGACAGGGCCAGATGAGATACCAGGAGGGGAACCAGAGGCGGCAGCTGCTTGAGCTTGAGCCTCAATGGCAAGATTATGAGCGATGAATAGCTCAGTCCCCACGTCAATGATGTTACTCCAACGAGTCGTGTTAAGAAGCAACCCGGCTAAGTTGAGGTAGTAAGTAACGCTAGAACCTGAGTACTTCGCTACAGAAGCGAACTCGGAGTAGTTTTGGCGAAATGAGGCGACTGTCACTGCCATTTTTAGTTACCTCACTCATTATTAGGTTGATAGCTCTGCAAGATTAATTGCAGGTACTTAGTCAGCGTTGAAGATGGTGACGCCATTGGCTTTTGAATACCAATGCTCAGCAACTTCACGATTTATTTTCTGCACACCTGGCAGAAATTTCAGCACCTTACCGTCTTTCATGGTGACTTGAAAGCGTTTTGGTATTGTCACAACAACTTGGTCGGGCTTGGTAGACATATCAGGCTCCGGGTTATCTTGGCTAGTAGCTTGACCTTCGTCATCAACTTTTGGTTGAGCAGCTTCAGCAACAGGTTCTGCTGCATCAGATGCGGCAGCCTCGCCCTGTGATTGCTCCACAACAGCTTGCTTATCAACTTTTGGTTGAGTAGCTTCAGGTTTGTTTGATTTTGCAGTAGCCATGATTAAACTCTTTCTTGATTAGGTTCAACATAAGGGAGCTCCCGGTTAGAGAGCTCCCTCAGTCTCAACGCAACTACCGGATTAGATTCCGTCGAAGTAGCCGATCGTTTCTGGATAAACAACCTCGACTGCGCCCAAGCGACCAAAATAAGTCGTCTTGTGGTAAATCGAGTCGTACTGGATTGGAGTACGTTGCAGAGGGGTCAATGGGAAGCGAACACGATCAACATCCTTCGTGTACACGACCATACGATCCACGGTGCCCAGAGTACCGATGGTGCCACTAACGCCAGCACCAACCAACCATTTGGATGGGAGGATTTCCAGCTTACGGCCAGTTGAAGTTGTCAAGATGTTGTTTTCTTGAACGTACTTCAGGATGGAGATGTTGCCAGCCAGCGACACCTTAGCTGTTGCCAAGTTGCCATACTGGGTAGGTGGGAGCAAGATGCGACCTGGCATCACGGCGAAAGCCGACGCTGTCCAGACGCTGGTCAAAGCTGAGTTGATGTCAGCCAAGATCTCGTCAGGGGTCTTGCTAGCCCAGGTCGTAGGACCAGCTGCACCAGCTGCCACGTTGTTGACGTTGTTAACCAGATCAGAGTTCACCAAGCCATAGAGGCCCAGAGAAGTATCGCCGATGTAAACTTGCTCATCGACGTCCATCTGATATTTCAACTGCAGGCCGGCAAACTTTTGCTGATCAACTGGGCGACCCAGTTTAGCTGCGGACTCAAGTTCCAGAATCGTATATTTCAGCTCCATGCCCCATGGGGTCAGTGGGTGCGGAATCTTACCGATGTCCAGGCCGATACCAGTTACTTGGTCAGTTGACTTGCCCATCCAAGCTTTACCATTACCGATGCCTTGACCTGAGCCCAAACCACCAGCTGAAGCGTAGGAGCTCAATGTAAAGCTGGAGACCTCATCAGCGATCGAGACGTCTTCACGCAGATCGATGTCGCGGCCCCAGGTAACATCAGCCAGTGGCTCATGCAGCTTCTGGTCCAGACGTTCCAACTCACCAACCAGGAAAGCACCAGTCGAGTCATAGACACGATGAGCACGGACTTGGCCGTCGGCTGTACGATAAGGCGCAGCCTCCACAGCGTGGCCGAAAGGCACACCCATGTGATTCATGGCTTCGTCATAAACACGCATGGCGTTCGCGCGGTCGTAAGTAATAGCATGGTCGTGCGTCATCGCACGAACCAGAGGCCGCTTTTGTGGCAGTGATACTTGTTTCATGATGTCACCTCTCTAGTTCGCGGAATTAAACGTTAAAGGAAATTTCAGCGACGGAATTTGCATCCATTCCACCGTTGTACGTGAAGCGGGCATCGAGCTCAACCGTATTACCGGAAGATGCTTCGGTTTCGTAGCCGCCTTGAATGTGGTCGCCTGAAGTGGCTGCGCACCAGATGTAGACACGGCCACCTTTTACTGGGGCAGTCGAACCGACATTCAACTGGCCCATGATCAAACCAGAGCGCAATACGTCAACCAAGCCAGAGGTTGGAGGCGTTGCGGCACCCAACCCTTGGGAAGCGTTGGAAGCACCAGCTGGAGTTTGATACGGGAAGGAACGAACCAAAGCACCGAATGGCAGCGAAAGAACGCTGTCAGAAGCATCAGCTGCGATGTAGCCGCGGAAAGCGTTGGTGGTACCGTCAAGCACACCTGCGTTACCGTAAGCATTCAGCTGGTGGGCTGCAGTGGTGTCCAGCAAAGCTGCTTCGATCTCAGCTGGGTGGGTGCGGTTTACGTCACCAGGAAAACCAGCGCCCATGCGATAGGTGTAGGCGACGTCATGCGTCATTGCCCGAATACGTTTGCTCATCATTTTCTCCTTGAAGGAATAGGTCAGTCAAATCAATTAAATATTTTGGGCGTCGTAGTACTTTTTATTGCGGTTGTTGATGTCCGCAATTGAGACTCGTGTACCCATTCCCGCACCGGTATTACGAATTGCTAAGTCGCCAGTTTGGCTTCCTTTATTATTTGCAGCTTTCTTCAAAGCTACAACACTACGGAACAGTGAGCGAACGGCATTGCACTTCATGCCTTCAAGCTCAAGTGACTTGCCATGAACTTCATTGATGAAGCCACGACCTTCAGGTTGAGCATAAGCCAGATCCAAAGCCATGCGACGAAGCTTACAGATGCTATCCAAAGTGGTCTTAGGATCAGCTGCTTTGTCATAGGTTGGAATGCGGATGCCAGGAACCAAGATCTCAGCTTGAGCAATGGTTTCTTGATACGAGTCACCGAGGTAAGCACTATCTTTAGCCATACGAGCCTTATCAGCGGTGCCAGCAGGGGCTTCTTCCATCAGGTCGTCACCAGTTTCTTTTTCCATAGCTTTTTCAGCTTCGGTATTATCCTTGGTATCAGCAGCTGGGGAAAGAGCATTGACCTTTTCGGTCAGGGCAGCGATAGCGTCGCGGAACTCTTGATGCTCTTTCTCATTTTGAGAAATGTGAGCTTGGAGATCCTCATCCTTAGCCATGCCCTCACCACCTTCAGAAGAGTGAACATGAACATGCGTGCCAGTTGGCTCAGAGCTCGATTCAGCCTCGTCTTTAGCTTTTTCAGC